CTCCTAGTATCCAACAGCTATAAAATGGATCACTGTCGCTAAATTCGCCCCGTCAATACGTCTGAACCCGAACTGTGCTACGGAGTCTGGAACTGTGTCCCTAACTACCTGAGCGTCGGTCGCCATGCACAACGCCAACACAAGCGCAGCAGGAAAAGCACTGAGAAATGCCACTGTCCCCTGTCCCTGTCCGCTTGTCGTCACGCTGATGGTCCCCACTTTAGTCGTCCACTCTTTGAACCGCGTTGCCAGTCCAGCGATGTCGATGCGTCCCGTCGTGTCTCTGGCTTCTGAAATCGTGATCGCCTTCAAAATGACCTCTGCCGCCGTGCCCTCCGCCAATCGTCCATCCAACTCCAAGCGGTTGCCGAGTGCGTCTGCGTTCTTCGACAGTGGCATCAGCCTCTCCCTGTTGGCTTGATCCCAATGACAACTTTCCTGACCAGTTGCCTAACTCCGTTCGGCGCAAATGTGAATCTGACCTGCTGCACATACCCCTGAGGTGAATCAATGCGGACACGGGTTCCACTCGCCGAAAGTTCGAACGATCTCTCTGCTCCGTAGGCCCCTAAATTTGTAGCCACGGCAACTGTTGGGTCCGTCCCAGAAGTTTGAGTTCCATAGAATCTGACGTACACAATCGCCCACTGAAGATGTGGTGCTCCAAATACCAGCGGTGCGGTCGCCCAGTACGATCCATTGACAAAGTTTACTCCACTATCTTGAGCCAAATTGATATCGAATCGGCGAATGTGTCCATCAGCACATCCAATGTACATGCGCCCACTGTCTCCAATGTCCATTGAACTGATACGCGCCCCAGCCTCAATGCTCCATCTCCAGAACGCTCCAGAAGTCTTGTCGCGGAAGATAGCAGGAGTAGGATTTCCCGCTGATGCTCGTACGTCAGTAATGAACAGCGTCCCATTTAAGTCCGGCCAGTCTTTTACTCGAACGTCATTCATGCCTGTACCACGAATGAGAGTGAGAATGGACTCTCCTATTTCCTCTCCATCCAATCCAAACATCAAACCAATATTCCCAGTATCAGCCCATGCAGCCAATCCATACGATCCAGAAGACGTAAACCCAATAATCTTTCCATCTTTCAGCGGGGTCCACGCGCGTGATCCGTGAAATCCAAACGGTATTCTGGTTTTCTCTAATCTAAACGTTTCCGCAACCGCCCCCGTCAGGACAAGCACATCTTTTAAGCGTCCAACGTACAAAGCGTCTCCACTCTCAGCGACACCACGGATCGTGTTATGAACACCCGCAGGGTCTACATCAACGTGGTTTACTGCGGGAAGCGTTGTTGGATCGTCGAAATCGGAAAAGTGAGCACGATTCAAAAGCTCCGTTGTGTTTCCAGCGCCGGGGCCTCGTCCCAACCACCACATATGTTGGCGTTTCCACGCGCCAGCATATACTTGTTCGGAAAAGAAGCGAACGTATGAAGTAATACGATGATGTGGAGCCGTTCCAGAGAAGTGTTCGACAAAAAACCAGTTGGTTCCTCCTGATGTCCTAGATGGTGTAATCATCATGCGAAAACTCTGTGCTGGATGAAGCCGAGAGTTCACGGGGTCGGTATGGTTTGTGGCAATAACCCCAAGATCACGAAGGTCATCGGAAGATGGGTCATATGTTGCCACGCCCGTTACAGCTCCCACGCCGTGATACAACGCAAACAACATAGATGGAGGCTGAGCAATCCCTGGTGCGTGTAGCCGGTTGTAGATGAGATCGTAAATATTATTCCCGATTGGTCCTAGCGCGGTGTTGGTAAGGTTCGGTGTTATTCCAGGACGTTTTTCTACAAATGTTCCATCTCCATACACGTCCTGGCAGTCGTTAGTCATGCCTTTGGGAAGGTCGAAGGGGTCGCCATCGGTGACGATACCTGGAAAAACGTCAATATTGAGTTCTTGGAGTTTTTCTTCGGGCATAATTTAGAAGCTGTGGCGTTCGTCCTTCGTCGCCGCAGCGTTTTCCCGTGCCTCAACGATCAGGATGTACTTCTCCAGTAACGTTTCCCGTTTGGTGTCCGCGTGGTCTGCAGGACGAGAGGAATAGTACGGAATCAGCGGCACAATAATCTTGGTGAACGTCTGGACCACCCGCCGGGACGTCCGCTCCGCCACTTCAATCGTCAGTTCAACCTGATTGTCAGATACCGCCTTGCTGATGATGCTTGCGAGATAGAAATGTGGAGTTCGGGAACGAACCTTTGCCTGTGGTGGAAATTCAGGTGAGGGAGGTGCCGGTGATGGAAGTTCAACCAAGATACGTCATCCGATCTTCAAGTGTGTCGAAGGTAACGATATTCTCAATCTCTCCCAGAATCCTGATCCGTTCTCTCTCGGCATTTTGCCAATCCGTGTTCTCAGTAAACCGTAAGGCCTTGACCTTCGCGGCCTCGACAAGATAATCGTGGGCTTCCGGAGGAAGAAAATACGGTACGTCCCGGTCAAGCGTCATCAGCGGAGGACGGCGCTTATACTCCATCCACACGTTATAGTTGGCATCAGGAAATGGCGTCATCTCAAAGACATGGTAGGACGACGACCGATCCCAGGGCATGATCGTGGCCAGCACGACATTTGTTGTCTGTTGGCGCAACGTTATAACACCTGTCGTATTCCGTCCCTTTGAAAAGACGGAGGGAATATGAGTTCCCGCATACACGACCGCCGCCTGCCCAGCCAACTGCACTTCGACCTTCTGCTGATCCCTTCGATCTGCAGAACGATAGGAGAGCATCGCCACTTCAAATCCTGCCCCTGTATCCGAGGCGCTCGAAGAAATCACCTCGACTGAAATCAAAGTGTCATTCGCCACGTCCTCTCTCACCCCTTCGATTCGTCTGAGCGCGATATGAGTTGGTGTGTTCTGGTTGTCGGTCGTTGAGCGCTCGTCGCCTTGGGTCAAGCGCATAAATTCATTGTGGGAAAGCACCGTCAGTGGAGTGTACCGATCTGGGGTTTCCGCTTCATCCTCCAGTTCCGCGAAATTGATCTTCACGGCATCCATCGGTGCCGCGACAATGAGATGAGGCCAGTCCAAATTCGCTTGAGCAGCACTGGTGATCGCAAAGCTGATCCGTGAGTTGAGGGAGTGGAAATCAAACTTGGCGCACAGGTATTGAAGAGCGTAATTCAGCCACCGAATAATTCGGGTTTGCATGGCGGCGTCGCCGGCCGTGTGACTTTCGTCCTGGACTTCCGAGTACATCTCCTGAAGCGAGCGGATTGTCGAGGACATTATTTCTTAAACCCGCTCGTGGCGATGATCTTCCGTCTCGCCTCTCGTCCGGAAATCACGTGCCGGCGTCCTGGTTCAGCGCTGTAGTCAATGTGCAAATCGTAGGCTTCGCGCTCGTAGGCGTTGGAGATAAACTTCATGCCTTCTGGCCCAGGTTTCCCGTTGGGCATGTCACAGAATTTGCTCCACAGCAGTCCTTCGGTTTGTGATCTGGTACGCACACAATGCGGACACCCTTCCCGCTTGGTTCCGTTAGGAGACCACGAAATCGTCAAACGTACAGTGTGGAGCTTACACGTTGGGCACGTCATCATTTGGATGACTGGGGGAGGACAACCCTCCCCCAGATCATTCCCTATGGATTCGGCTCCACCCTTACGTTGAACTGTTCGCCGGTCACAGTGTTCGCCGCGTCACTTACGCTCGACGTCGCTGTCACGTCCAATGCCTGGTCCGCCTCGGTATCCCACGTGTCCGCTGTCGTGTCTACGACAAACACGTTCAGCGCGGCTACATTGGAATGCATTTCCAGCGACCAGAGAATCGTCCCTGCTGTTCCAGTGGAACGTACGGTGCCTTCCGCACGCAGAATGACCACTCCTCCAGCTCCACCGGCAGCTACAGCACCCGATGAAATGTGATCCGTTCCACCCACTCGCACAATTAATGTGTAGTTGGGCGTACCCGTCGAACCATAGTTCAACGTCATGTATATTTTGACCACGGATCCATCTTCAAGTGTGTTCGCTGTCACGGTCTTGGCCGGCATGATCGCTGCTGCTGCCGTGAATGAGGCAAGCGTCGTTCCTGCAGCTTCCGCCGTATGGATGGTGCCTTTGGTTCTTCCAAAATCAGCCATGATGCACCTCCCTCACGCGTTCGTGGTGCGCAAGGCCACCGCGTGATCTCCGCGGCTTCTTACGACACCAAATAGGACTGTTGACATGTGACGTTGTGCCAGATCGACCTCCGTGACCTTCACCGTGACGTCCTGCTGGACACCAATCGCAAACGCTTCCCGCTGAAACAACATGTTAATCGTTCGTGTGGTTCCAGAAACATCTCTCACCCTGACCCGCGACCCCGACATCGGCTCTGCACCATAAATGCTCTGAAGGTTTCCTTTGAGCAACGGCGCCGTTTGAGGTCCGCTTCGTGTAAAGTTCAGGTTCACAAATTTGTCGATCTTGAGAATATCTGATTCTCCGCCTGGACTGATATAGAAAAACCAGTCGTCCATCGGAACATCAGCATTTCTCATTGTGACTCGTGCGGACAGAATATGATCGTCCGTCAACGCCCCAGCGATATCCACGACCTGTGCGGCGGCAAGACCCGTTTCAAGAGCAAGGAGATCATCCTCGATCCTGAGTATGAGCGCTTGTCCCGCCTTTTTCGCATACACCTTCTTGGCGTCGATCCTGGACTGGAACTTCACATCGTCCCGAATGTCCTTCGTCGATTCGACATAGGTGTCAATCGCCAGTGAGACGGCTGTCTCAGTTCTGACCTGCGGCGTAACTCCTCCGCTCGGTCCAACAGTGTTCGTGGCCATGTTCGCCACTTCGGGAAGATCGATCTGCTGGCCCCTCTGACCCGTCACTTCACGTGACTTGTCCAGGACGCGGGTTTTCATGAACTCACTGGCGACCCGTGCCAGCAGCGCCTCCGCCGAAATAAGCGTCGGTGTCCACGCTGCAAGGTTGGTTGGGTTTTGTGCAGGCATATCCCTTCCTCCTTAAAAGATCCGCTTGGAAAAGCGGTAATCGCGGCTTCGTGGCCGCTCTAGCCGATTGTCTGCGGCTAGCGCATCACCGCCTGTTAAAGGATAGGCTCCTGCACAGTCATTGGCTGGACTGGCACATCAAAAGCCGGGTACGCGACCCTGTTTCTTAGCCTCTTCGTACCGTGCTTGACCACCAGTGTACCAGGAGTTAATCATGGATTGCAACTGCTCGTCGTCAAGCGCTCCGCCATCCTGTTGTGTCCCGGCCGGCCCCGCCGTCTTTTTCCCGCTTTTCAGCGATTCTTTCGTGATTTCATCCGCTGAACGTGCCGGTGTCTTTCCAGGATACCTGGAGCGGTAAAACTGCATTGCCACAATGGCGTCCCGTTCCGGCTGGTCCGATTCAAGTGCCAGTTCATCAATAATTCCCCTGATGCGCGTGACAAACTGCGGGTCCGCCCTTCCTTCCGAGCTGCCCAGCATGGAATCCCACGCTGACCGCGATCGTGTGTAGTTGTCCCTCCGGTCCATCTCTGAATTGAAAAACTGGTAGGGATCTGTGTCGTAGCGTGCCCGGCGTTGCTCGGTTGTTTCGGCTGCTTCTTGACGTGCTGGAGGAGCCTTCAGTCGCTCTTCCATTTCGGCAACTTTGGCGTAGAGCGTACGATTCCGCTCGCGCTCCTCATTCCGCTCCGCAATGATGCGGTCAAGCGCACGCGGATCGATCTCTTTTTTCAGTTCCGGACTTGGAGGAGGTTCTGGAGGTGGTTGTTCCGTTACTACCTCAGGCGGTGTTTCTTCGACAACGGTCTCAGTCGTCTCTAGTTTCTCTTCTTCGGTCTGTTGCCCTGGTACTGGTGGTGGCATCACTCCTCCTTTGTGGTTTCTTCTTCAGGATATTCGCTCAAGTCAATCTGTTCAATCGTCCGCAACATGTCCACCGACATCGCTAACCCACGAGCCGTTCCGGCCATGTACGAACTGTTCGGGCGGTTGTCTCCTTGGTTTTGATTGAACTGCAGCACCGCTTCAGTCATCATACCCTTTAACAGCGGCCATCCTTGCTGAAACGTTAAGTCCGAGAGCCGCTTCGCCGCCTGCTCTTCCGAGAGCCCACGTCCATCTTGTGTCATCACAGCCTTTTGGACAATCTTCTTGTCCACACGATAGACCTTGAGGCGAAAAGGGAAGATCATGCCGGCGCTGCCTGTCTGGGTCGTGCGGGTCCAGGTTGCTGCTGTGCTTGTGCCTTTTGCGCGGCCATCACTTGCTGAACTACCTCAGATGGAATGGCCTCATTGGGATTGATTCCGTACATTTGCAGTGTTTTTTTCGTCATCTGAATCAGCGACGGGATCAACGCTGGTGCCACCACTGGGGCGGCTTGGATAATCTGTGCGACGTTCCCTAAAGAAGCGTTGAGATTTCTCAAGATCGTGCGCCGGAACTCCAGGTCCGTGGCCACCTTCATCTTGAACCGTGCGCGACGGAGAAGGTCGGCCTTCTCAACGACTTTGGCAGTCGGTATTCCTTGCGAATCCGTTGTCTGCACACTGAAGATCTCCGGAAGGAACTGCTGGTTCAACTCATCCTGCCGGTTTAAAAATGGCCGTAGTCCTTTGTCCGCCAGCTCGGTGGCGAAGGTAGAAATCCTCCTAGCCGATTCCGTGGCGATGTTCCTGATCTCCGTGGCCGTTCCCCCTTGTTGAATCGCCTGCACGTTCGACGTCGCCGCCGTAGCAGCACGAATCTCTTCGATCTCAATTTGATCCATCTGGAACCCGCTCCGCAGCCCTGTCGTGTTCACTGGAAGTGGACTGATCACCCCCTCGATGTGCGAGTCGAAAATCTTCCCCGGGTACAACCGGATCCGGTTGGCCATTTTCCCGACCTGTCCACCGGAACGCTGCCACATGCCAAGCAGGCTCGTGTTCACAATGTCGATGATCAGATTCCTTCGCTTGTTGATCATCTTGTAGGCGCGTGAAATAAGATCGCCGTGTCCTAAACCATAAAACGATTCCTCGTCTTTGATAAAGTTGATCTTGATAAACGGAAACTCTCCGTGCGCGTAGGGGTTAGGCATCTGTAGCACCCACTCTTTCCCGTTGACGATGAGGATTCTCCAGATCATCGGAAGCGCCTCTTCACCTTTGGGATCATTCGGGTTCTTTTTTGTAGGGTGGATCCCCCAGTACTCATCCACATGCACGGTGTCTGGTTTGACCGAGCTATACCCGCGCGTGATCTCAATGGTTCTCGATACCTCAAACCCCTCAGAAGAGATCTTGCCTTCCAGGTCGAGGTTGCGAAGATTGCGCGTCTCCGCCAGCGGCAACCCTTCCGCTGCCGTGATGATCTCCTGGAGTCCCTGCTTGGAAATGTCGTACTCAAACGAGCACCAAATCATGTCCTCTATTTCATGCGCAGTGGGGTCAAAGTGCCATCTCCAAATCGGAATGTTCACCCAATCCGGACCATCAAAGAGCACCTGGCTCCTGAATCGGTCCCCCGTATCGATCCACCGCTCTCGCTTTCTCCACACGGTATGTGCAACCAACGTCCCGTGATTCAGGCAATGACGAATAGCGGAGCGTACTTTCATCCTAAGCCCCATCGCTTCATGCTGGTTGTCCATCGTCGCTTGTGTGAGTCGGGTCGCTTCGATCACGTCGTCCCGCAATTCGTCCGACCACGGAAGAAACCACGGTTCGTCACCAAATTCCACCGCGTCCACCGCAGAGGTCACGGATTCGATGTTCCGGAAGTATTCAAGGCTCGCCGTGTTCGCTTTTGGTTTTCCCGGTTCCGCTTGCCCTCTTCCCATCTTGTCGGCCGGGTTCGCACGGTACATCCGGTCAATCTCCGCCGCGTTGCGCATAAAGAGACGAGCGTAGTTCACATGATCCTGAATCCTCTCCATGATCGCTCCGGCAATCTTCTCGTTCTGGGGCACTAGTCGTCCTCCGGAAGTCCGGAAATAGGATCGAAACGCGGCTCGTCCTGCCCTGGCTCCCACCACGGAATCCATGCAGGACCCCGCACCTCCTCGTGCTCCTCTTCCCGTGGAGTCCCCACGTACACGCTCATCGCTCCGTACCGTATGGAATCCGCTGCATGACAGTCCACGTGCCGACGAAACCCTCCCCCGGCAGGATTGATCGCCGTGTCCTCAAGCCGTGAAAGATTCTCCACCAAGTGTGGACAGGTGCCCTCCACGATCATAAAGTTTGGCATCACGTCCGGCTTGGTCATCGTCATCATCGTGCGCAAGTGTTCAATCGACGCCTGAAACCGATTGTCCGCTCGGATGCATCGCATCCCCACCGCTATAAACTTTTCCGCCACCGATTTTCCATCCGATTCCTTGTCCCACGCGGACGGATCAAGATGGACGGTCTGTGGAAATCCATACCTGGCCTTTGCCACGGTCGCAATCTGTGCCGGCGTCTTGTTCTTCTCTGCAATCTCTCCGTACGCAACCACCCTCCCTTCCGTCGTTCTCGCCAGCCAGTGCATGACGGTTTCATCAGAAAACCCCCAGTCGCACGAACCGAAATGATAACAGCTCCGCTTCATCGAATTCCAGACCCCGGAATTTAGGATGTGCCCCGCCGGCCACGGACGGTTGATGAATTCTGGAAAGACCAGCCCCTCATACCCCAGAAATTCCCCCTCCCACTCCTGCGCATAAAACTCCGGCGTCATCTGCTTGGTCCCGCCCTTCTTGAACTTGCGAAGCTCGTCCATGTGAACGGTTCCGACATCCTCCGTCCTGATCTTCCACGACCGCGTGTCCGGATCCCGCCCCTCACCCCATCCCGTCATCCAATCATGGTAGAAATGATTCCGCCCTCGTGGCGTCGATACATCAAGCGTCGGTGCACGCTTGTCGGCAATCGCCGGATCAATCACTTCCACGAATCCGCGTGGGTCTGAATAGGATTTCTCATCATTCGCCACCGCGATCGGTCCACCGCTACGAAGAGCGTCGTAGTTGTCCATCCCCACCAGCACAATCGATTTTCCATCAAGTAGGCGGATCACCAGATCGGTCGCGTTCTCCCCCACCTTTATCTTGACCGGCTGGGACTCGATCATCTCGTTCATCCGGTCCCACGCGATCCGCTTCGCCCATCGGTACGTCGGCGCCGTGTACCACCCTTCCCCCTTGTACGGGCTCTTGAGCACCTGTAGCAACAGCCACTTGTGCGCGAACCCCGTTTTGCGAATTCTTCTCCCCCCGCTCACCTTCTTGTGCCGGGCTGGATCCTTGAGGACTTCCTTTTCCCACGGCAGGAACCGCAACGTCAGGCTTCGTGAAAACGGCACTGCGCTCGGTGGCATAGGGGGCAGTCTCATCGGCAATAATCACCTGGAGTTGCGGTTGGCCGTCCTTTAGCTCTGGCCTGCGTAGGGCCACCTCAAGGTCGTTCTCCACCACATGGAGCGCATCAGCCAGTTGGCGAAGCTGTTGGGTAAGACCTGGGGGACGCTTGCTCTTGCGAATCGCACTATCAATCTTCGACAGCAACATGCGGCGAAGAGATGTCGCTCGAAGCTGATCACGGTATAGGTCTTTCGCATGAGACTCCACCTCCTGGCTCCGCTCCGTAAAACCCTTTCGAAGTAGCACCGCATCCTTCTTCTCAACCCAGTTCCGCTTACGCGCAATGGCAAAGAGTCGGGAGGTCGAACGCTCGTGGGGATACTTCGCCTTGAACTGCTCAATGAACTTTCCGATCGAATTCCATCGTCCTTCATAGAGCCCACCAAGAAACTCTTCCTCAATTTTCTCCTGATCGGCTTTCGGCGTCACCAGTTTCTCCTGATCGGCTTTCGGCGTCACGCGCATCACGTCTCTTCTTCCTCAACCCCTCAATCACCGGCTCGTCCCTCGCTGTAGACCCCGCCTTCTGCTCCGAATCGATCTTCACATGTTCCTCGGCCGTCGCCGTTACCACCTGGCCTGCAACGTCCTTCGTAAAGACCTCCTTCCCTGTCGTTCCTGCCGGATCCGTCTGGTGCCTCGCCCGCAAAACCAGCGCAAGCCCTTCGCGTCCGTACGTCACCACATACCCGTTCGCCCGTAACCGATTCGCCCAGTCCGCCATCTTCTCCAACACCTTCTGTTCATCACCCGCCATTTTGTCTTTTGACATCTGACCCGTGATAATCATGCTTTCTCCCCCTCCACCCTCGAAAAATGCTTCACCGTCATGACCAACTCGTTCCCCTCAATCTCCGCCTTCGCCTCAAATGGCCCAGACGAGATCTCCTTCACCCAATACTTCATCTGCGACAACGCTCGCCCCTTCTCCGCGATCAGTTCGCGCTGTACCTGTTCCTGACTGATGTGCGCCATTGGTTCCTCCTTGTTCGGCCTTCATCTCCCGTCTCGTCTCTTGGATCAAACATCCGACCACGCACGGCCTTCAGATGCACCATGCTCTCGTGCCCGGTAATTTCACCCCGCTCCCCGCTCTTCGGACCCCACGCACAATACATCCTCGGCCCTCCTGATGTTAGACTCACATAAATCATGCCTCAGGAACCCTCGCCCCCTCCTTCCTCGCTTTCGACAACGCAATCGCCACCGCCTGCTTCCGATCGACCACCTTCCCCCCGCTCGAACTCCTCAACCTCCCCCGCTTAAATTCACCCATCACCACTCCGATCTTCGCCTGCCCCTTCAACCCTCTCCCTCTCCGACCGTGACTCCCAAATACTCGAACCCCTCTCCGACGCGCCTCCCCCTCTCCAGCAGCCCCCCGCAATCCCCCATGAACGTGTAATGCCATCCCATTTCCTCTCCCCTAGCCTACCATACCCCCACACATACAAAGAGATGGGGAGTGCACATCATGAGGATCCGGTGTTTGGTTACGCGGGTTCATTCCGGGGTCCCCATACCCCCCCCTCGCCTGCCGCCACGCCTACCCGCTCGCCTGCCAGACCCCTCGCCTGCCCGCACCCGCTCGCCACCACACCCCGCCAGTATGGATAAACTCTACCGTTGTCGTGCTCAGTCAATAGACGTGCGCCCTCGTCATGCCCCCACGCCTTGCCCCTCGCTCTCCCTCACCCACCACACCACCCGCTTAACTCCCCTCTGGTTCCCTACTTAGGAATAGCAGTAGTGCTGTGCATGCCTGGGGATTCATAACGTGCTGTTAAACTGTCACTCAAGCCCTAGCCCCCGCCACCCACCGCCACCCCCACTCCTAGCCCTACGTCTCATCCTGACACACGTGCACACCTGTGCATAACCTGTGCATAACTCACACACAGACAACGCGTGGATATCCTTCCTCCATCCCCATCTAGTCCTACGCTGTCCTGCACCGCTCGCCCCCTCGCTCGCCTCCACCCTCGCCCGCCCAGACTCTCACCGATACACTCTCTCCCTTGAAACCTTTCTCACGGTATACGTGCTCCCCTATACTCCGCCCCGCTTTCCCTCCTATGCCCCCTGGAACGTACGAAGGCCGTAGGTTGTGCAGTCCCTACGGCCTATTTGCTAGTTACTACCTAACTGCGTGGTGCTGCAGCGTCATCAGTCCCACCAGAAGCGGAAGCGAAAGCGGGCAGGCGAGTTGCCA